TTGACGCACGAGCTGCGGACGCTGCCAGCTTTGACTGGATCCCCATTGACGAAGACAACACCTACAAGTGGATTTGCCTGGAATGGAGCAAAACAATCCCGTATGTGAACCGCGCCACGATTACAGCTACTTTCCAGCAGGTCTTTGAGCCCTAAACTGCTGTTATAGGAGACTGTCCATGAGCACCATCGTCACGCGAGCTGGGAAAGGCACACCGCTCACGCACACCGAGCTGGATGCCAATTTCACCAACCTGAACTCGGACAAAGCTGGCTACATCACTGGCGAGGGTGGTGCCGTCACTCAAGCCACTAGCAAAAGCACGGCGGTCACGCTGAACACCAAATGCGGTCAGGTCACAATGAATGCTGCGGCACTCGCAGCTGACACGACCGTCAGTTTTACGCTGACCAACAGCACAATCGCAGCAACCGACGTGCTGGTGCTGAACCACGTCAGTGGTGGCACGGCTGGTTCTTACCTGCTGAATGCTCAAGCTGCTGCAGGTTCCGCAAGCATCAACGTCCGCAACGTCACTGGCGGTTCTTTGTCCGAGGCGATCGTGATCGGTTTTGCCGTCATCAAAGCAGTGATCGCTTAACGCATGGCTTACGTCGTAACTGGCTACTGGGACGCTGGTTACACGATCAGCGACAGCGAGGCGGACCTTACATCCCACCTACAGGAGATTGCCCCCGGTGCGATTGTTGAGCTGTTCCAGCTGGAGCTAAACGCTGCCCAGCACGGCGTCGATCAGACGTATTACTTCCACTCTGGAGTGGATCAATCCCTGACCGACATCACTTGGGCGGGGCAAGATTATCAAGCTATTCCGATTGAAGCGGAAGGGTTTGAGTGGAACGGTCAGGGCAGTTTGCCGCGCCCAACGCTCCGGGCATCGAATGTCTTGGGCACGTTGACGGCGTTGATTTTGACGCTGCCCGACGGTTTGGAAGGTGCCAAGGTCACGCGAATCCGCACCTTGGGTCGCTACCTCGACAACATCAACTTTCTCGGCGGCGATTTATTCCTGGAGGAAGATGGTTTTACTTTATTGCTAGAAGACGGCGACGAGTTTAGGCAAGAAGGCGGTAGCGCAGAACCAGACCCTTATGCCGAATTTCCACGCGAAATTTACTACGTTGACCGCAAATCAGCCGAAACCCGAGACATTATCGAGTTCGAGCTTGCCAGCATATTTGACCTCGCTGGTGTACGAGCACCCAAGCGTCAGTGCGTGACTCGCTGCCAGTGGGTGTATCGCTCTGCGGAATGCAGCTACACCGGCTCGAACTACTTTGACGTGAACAACAATCCTGTTGGCAACGCGAGCGAAGACGTTTGCGGCAAACAGGTTGACAGCTGTAAAGCACGTTTTGGCGAAAACGCTAGGTTGCCCCATGGCGGCTTCCCAGGCATCGGAACGTTCTTTGCATGACGTGGCGCGATGACGCGCTGACTTACGCGCAACAGCACGACCCAAAGGAAATTTGCGGAGTGCTGGTTGTAGTCAAGGGACGCGAAAAGTTTTGGGCGTGCGCCAACCTTGCAACGCATCCCGAGCAGATGTTTGTCCTATCGCCTGAGGACTACGCAAACGCGGAGGATGCTGGCGAGATTACTGCCATCGTTCACAGCCATCCGATCACACCAGCAATAGCAAGCGAAGCCGACAAAAGCGCCGCTGAAAAACTCGGTTTGCCCTGGTACATCGTCAACCCCAAAACCCAAGCCTGGGGTGAGTACATCCCGTGCGGTTACAAGGCACCGTTAATTGGTCGCCAATGGGTGTGGGCAGTGCAGGATTGCTGGACCTTGGCGCGTGACTGGTACGCCGAAAACGGTATCCAACTGCGGGATTGGGACCGCCCTGCAAATCCTGAGCAGTTTTTAGCCGCGCCAATGTTTGAAGGTTGCTGGGCAGCGACTGGCTTCCGCTGTTTATCGGAAGATGAGCCTTTGGAACGTGGCGACCTGCTGCTGATGTCGATTGGATCGCCTGGATTGAATCACTGTGCGGTCTATCTGGGCGATGGGATGATTTTGCACCACCTACAAAGTCGCCTGTCTAGCCGTGACTTATATGGCGGGCAGTATCTAAAATGCACGGGAAGGAGGTTGCGCCATGCTCCGTAAGATCAAGCTCTACGGACCCTTGGCGGAGTTTATCGGCAGGCGCGTTCTGCAGGCAGATATTGCAACGGCTGCTGAAGCGGTGCGTTTTCTGGTCGCCAATTTCCCTGGCGTAGAACAGCACATGGCGGACCAGCACTACCGCGTGAGCACGGGCAATTTTGACTTGTCGTTGGATGAGCTGCATTACCCGGCAGGTCAGGAAGAAATCAGGATTATGCCGGTTGTTGTTGGTGCGGGCGGTGCGACGGGAAAGATTTTGCTTGGGGTTGCACTGATCGCGGGCGCGATCTTGTTGGCACCAGCAGGGGCTGCAGTTCTTGGGATCCAAGGAGCTGGTGGTGGGGCGTTGACTGCAGCTGGATTTACTCTTGGGGCAGGGGCTGCAAGTGCTATCGCCTCTGTCGGCGCAGTTCTTGTCTTAGGCGGCGTCGCGCAACTGCTTAGCCCCGTCCCAAAAGTTGCTCAAGGAATAGACACCCAAAACGATCCACGCAAGTCATACAGCTTCAGCGGCATCCAGCAAACCAGCCGCCAAGGCGTACCTGTTCCAGTGGTCTACGGTAAAACTCTGACTGGCAGCGTCGTCATCTCTGCCGGTGTTGACACGGTGCAGGTGAAAGCATGACCGCAATTACTGGTGCAGGTGGTGGCGGCGGCAAAGGCGGCGGTGGCGGTAGCTCGCGCACACCTCAAACAACACCCGACAGTCTTGACTCAAGGCAGTATGCCAACGTCATTGACCTGATTTCCGAAGGCGAGATCGAGGGATTAGCTGATGGCTTGAAGTCCATCTACCTCAATAACACGCCGCTGCAAAACGCAAACGGCACATACAACTTTGAAGACGTTGAGATTTATACCCGCACTGGAACGCAGAACCAAGAGCACATCCCATTTACGCCCGGCGTTGAGGATGAAAAGCCTGTTGGCGTAACGGTTGTTAAGGACGTTCCAGTTACTCGAAGCGTTACTGATGTTGATGTTGATGCTGTCCGCGTCACCATTGCAATCCCGTCGCTGCAGGTCATTGATGCTGGAACCGGGGACACGCTTGGCACCAGCGTTGAGCTAGAGATTGCAATTCAATATGCGTCTGGCGGTTTTACGACCGTTGTTTCGGACACGATCACCGGGCGCACTGCAGACGAGTACCGCAAGGATTATCTGATTGAGCTGGCACGTCCTAATCCCAGCGATTCCGTTGATATAAGAGTCACCCGGATTACGGATGACAGCACGTCAGGGCTGGTAGCGAATGCCTTCTCGTGGTCCAGCTACACGGAAATCATCTGGGCAAAACTGGCTTATCCCAACAGCGCCCTAGTTGGTCTGCGGATTGACGCCGAACAGTTCAGCAGCATCCCCTCGCGCAGTTATCTCGTCAAAGGCGTCAAGGTTCAAATCCCATCTGGCGTCACCGTTGATTCCAATACTGGGCGGATTATTTACCCCACCAATTTTGTTTGGGATGGGACGTTCCAGGCTGCTGCTTGGACATCGTGCCCAGCGTGGATTTTGTATGACCTGCTCACCAGCTCCCGCTTTGGCTTAGGCGATCACATCAACACAGCGCAACTTGATAAGTGGGCATTCTTTGCCGCATCGAAGTACGCCAACACGCTTGTCGATGATGGCTTTGGTGGTACGGAGGCGCGATTCTCCTGCAACACCACAATCCAAACTGCCGAGGAAGCGTACAAGCTGATTAACGATCTGCTGTCCGTAATGCGCTGCCAAGGCTTTTGGAGCAGCGGCAGCATGACCATTGCCCAGGATCGCCCAGAAGACCCAGCGTTCCTGTTCACCAACGCCAACGTCACACCAGAAGGGTTTAGCTATACCGGCGGCAGCCTCAAAACTCGCCCCAATGTTGCAGTCGTCAGCTACTTAGATCTGACCTTACGGGACACTGCTTTTGAGGTGGTGGAAGACGTTGAGGCGATTGATAAGTACGGCGTTGTCCGTACAGAGATCAGCGCCTTTGCTTGTACCAGTCGCGGGCAGGCGAATCGAATCGGTCGCTGGTTGCTGTATGCCGAACGCTACGAAAAAGAGATCGTCAGCTTTGCATCGAGCTTGGAAGCGGGTCAGCAAGTCCGCCCCGGTCAAATCATTCTGATTGCCGATCCAGTCAAGGCTGGTTCCCGTCGTGCAGGTCGCATCAACGCAGCAACTGCCACCACCGTGACGGTTGACGACACGGCAAACACCGACCTCAGCTTTGCTGGCGGTTCAGTTTTGAGCGTGCTTCTGCCTGATGGCACGGTGGAGCAGCGCGAAGTTTCCACTGTTGTTGACGGTGTAATCACGGTGCAATCGGCGTACAGCGCAGCACCTGCTGCCAACAGCATTTGGATGCTGGAAAGCCCAACGCTCCAGGCGTCAACGTGGCGCGTGTTGAGTGTTTCCGAGCAAGACGGCATCAACTACGCGATTACTGCTCTGGCGCATAACGAGGGCAAGTACGCCTACATCGAAAGCGGCGAACAGCTTCAAGTCCGCGACATCAGTGACCTCAATGTCATCCCAGATCCCCCGACAGACCTAGAGGTTTTGACTGTCACCACGTTTGGCGGTCTGCAAACCAAAGAGTTGCAGTACGTCCTTAACGGTCGCATCGCAATCAAGGTCACCTTCCACTGGCGCGGACCACAGGGCATCAAAAAGTTTCGCGTCCGCTACCGGCATGAGGATGACAATTTCACCACGGTGCGAGTCCAAGGCACAACTTTTGACATTGAGGATGCCAAGGTCGGCAATTACCAAATTCAGGTCAGCAGCATCAGCGCCACTGAGATTTTGTATAGCGAGCCAGCACTGGCGAACTACACCGTCCAAGGTCTTGGTGCGCCGCCGACTGACATCACTGGTTTGAGTGTGACGCCAATCAGCGACACTCAGGCAATTCTCACTTGGCAGCAAGTACCAGACCTAGACGTACAGCTTGGCGGTCGCATCATCGTGCGGCATGATCCACGCGCCTTAGCTTCTGCGGAATGGAACAGCAGCAACCGGATTGTTGACGGTGTTTCTGGTACGTCAACGCAAAAGCAGGTGCCACTGCTTGCTGGAACGTACTTCGTCAAGGCGGAGGATTATCTGGGCAACCGCTCAGAAAATGCGGTGGGCGTTGAGGTCACACTGCCCGAAGCTGATGCCCGCTTGAATGTCAAAACCTGGGCAGAACAATCACTCGGTACACCGTTCAATGGCACCAAGGTCAACTGTGCCTATAGCGTTTCCGAAACGGCGTTGCTGCTGGAACCTGACCTGTATGTATCGCTGAACTACGTTGACAACCTCTACTTTGAGGTGGATGGTGCGGCTGAATATACGTTCCAGGATACGTTTGACCTTGCGAAAACGTATGACGCGGTTCTGCGTCGCAGGATCCTGAGTCGTCCCAGCTCTGGCACGGGCACCCTGTTTGACTCTTACGCCGGAAATTTTGATGACGCCGAGGGTTTGTTTGACCAGACCACATCCGACTCGGTGAATGTCGTGACCTATGTACGGACAACGGATGATGACCCAGCTGGCACACCGACGTGGGGTCCGTGGACTGAATTTGTTGCTGCTGTGGTGCGTGGACGCGGAATCCAGATTAAGTCTGAGATGACGACCACCAGTGCTGGAATCAATGTTGCGGTGGATGAGCTTGGTGCAACGCTTGACTTGACTCGCCGCACGGAGACTGGTTCTGGTACGTCAGGCAGTGGAGTAACCTTTGCCAATGCGTTTTACCAGACGCCTGAAATCATCATCACGCCGACAGAACTTGGTGTGGATGGGTATGTCACGCTAAGTGGCACCAGCGCAACGGGCTTCACCGCTACATTGACAGGTGCGACGAGCAGTGGGTTCACTTACACTGCAACTGGATTCGGGCGTGCCTTGTAATGGCTCAAAGCGACCAGACAGTACAGAACGCAACGTTTCCGGCAGTTCGTGCGGACATTAACGATAATCTTGCCGCGCTTTATAGCCAAAGCAGTGGTGCAAGCGCACCGACGGTAACGGTTCCATTCCAACCTTGGGTTGACACGAGCGTTTCGCCTCCGATCTGGAAGGTCCGTAATGCAAGTGATACTGGCTGGATCACGGTTGGGGTTTTAGATGTCAACTTTGAGGTTGGCGGTATTACCCCGATTGCCAATGGCGGCACGGGTCAAGTCACTGCATCGGCTGCAATCAATGCGTTACTTCCCAGTCAAACCGGCAACAGCACAAAAGCCTTAACGACTGACGGAACAAATGTCAGTTGGGGCATTGCTGGTGGCGGCTTAATCCGCGTTCCGCAGATTTTGACCTCTGGAACGTCTTATACAACGCCTGCAGGTTGCACCAAGATTTACGTTGAAGCCGTTGGCGGCGGACAGGGTGGAGGCGGTCCTTTTGGAATCGGTGGATCATTTACGGCAGGAAATGGTGGCGCTTCTGGAGGATTCTGCGCAAAATTTTTTGCCGTCACAGCTAGCACTTCTTACGCGATGGCAATCGGTGCTGGCGGGACTGGCGGTATCCAAACTAGTTTTGAAATTCCTGGCGGCAACGGAGGCAACACGACCTTTACTGTCGGGGGGACAACAATCACGGCGTATGGCGGTGCTTCGACCCCTACTGCACCAACCAACGGTGACATCACTCGGTATGGATTGTCCGGCAAGGAAAGGAGTGGAAGTGATGGAGGCATTGGTGCCGACTCTTACTTCCAAGTTGGCGGTCTCGGCGCTGTTGCAGGCCTTGGCGGGAATGGAGATGATGGCTTGTATGGCTCAGGCGGCGGCGGCGCTTATGCAGGAGCTGGTTACACCGGAGGAGACGGTGGTTCCGGCATGATTCGTGTTTGGGAGTACAGCTGACGCGGAGTGTGTTCCGTTGCTGGAACCTTTCGTAGAATCAGGCGAAGATCCCTGAACGTCTAGAAAGTGGCTAACCGGAAGATTTCGCAGCTGACGGCACTTACCACGCCTGCAGCGGGCGATTACTTGCCGATTGTCGATATTTCGGAAGCAGCGGACGCGGATAAGAACAAGCGGATCACGATTGAGGAATTGCTGCGTGGTGCGCCTGATGGTACGGCTGCTGCACCGAGCATTGCATTTGAATCGGACCCTGACAGCGGTCTTTACAGCACTGGAGCGAATGGACTGGCGCTAGCCACTGGTGGCACGGGGAGGTTGTTTATTGATAGCAGTGGGCGGGTTGGGGTTGGCGCAAGTCCTGGTGTATTTTTTGATATTGATGACCCTGGAACGGGACTTCGTTTCAAAAATGCAGGAAGCGGCAACTTCAATATTGGTTTGCTGGGTGGCATTTCATCCAGTAACTCCTACATCTTTAATCGTGCAAATAGCCCACTAATCTTAGGTACTAACAACATTGAACGCCTCCACATCACGTCCAGTGGGCAGCTAAGTCACATCGGCGGCGGCAGTGTCGGTTCTCCTGCTGTTGCTTTTAACGGCAGCGCACCGTCTAACAGCCTTGTTATTGACTCGACAGGCAAGGTGGGCGTGGGGACCTCGAGTCCTGAGTCATTGTTGCATCTTCAGGGATCTAGTCCTGTATTGACAATAAAAGATTCGGATACTGCTGGCGAAAACCTTACTGGGTATGTTCTCATTGAGGACAGTGCCGGAACCAACAAGGCATACATTGGTAGAGCCGGAAGTTCCGATCTGCGGATATTTGGCACCGGAGATACAGTCTTTGCAACAGGTGGCCTCGCTACTACCAATGAACGCGCCCGCATCGCGTCCGATGGCAAGTTGGGCGTGGGGACCAGCTCGCCCCAAGATATTCAACACTTATACAACAGCTCTGGTGACGCAGTTTTGCGGCTGCAGAGCGATGGCACCAATGGCAACAAAACTGGTATTAGATTCCAAAACAGTCTCGATAATTCCAACCACGCTGGCGGTATTTATTGCGTTAGAAACAGCGGTACTGATCATGACTTGTTTTTCCAGACTTATGGAGCTGGTGGTGTTGGGTCTGACCGCATGGTCATCAAGAACAATGGCCGCGTCGGGATTGGCACTACTTCGCCTGGCGAGCGGTTGCACGTAAGCGGCGGAAATCAAAACATTAGGCTGTCTGGATCTTATGCTGCCAGTCAATCAAACAAAATTGAGATTAACAACGGGCAAACCGGAGCATCTCGATATGCTGTTGGGCTTGAGTTATCTTCAAGCGGTACAGGTGGCTACACGTCAGCTGTTTACACCTCTGCAGGTAGCGACACAAGATACGCATTTATTGCTGGAGCTCCAACAACAACTCGTTTTCTAACCAGTAACATAGAACGCGCTCGCATCGACAGCTCAGGCACCTTCCGTGTCAAAGGCGCTGGTACTGCTGGTACAACTGATGCTGTTCAACTGAATGGTTCTGCCCCTGCAAATAGCTTGCTGCTAGATGCCTCCGGCAGGCTGGGTGTGGGGACTAGTAGTCCTGCACAACTATTACATCTTAAAAGCGGTGGCGATACGAAACTCTTGCTCAACAGCACGAATAACGCCAGTGATCGTGGTATTTATTTTGCTACTTCAACAGACAGCGAGGTACTTGGTTACATCAAGCAAGAGTATTCTACCGGCAAATTTGAAATCAGCTCTGGTAGTGGTTCTTATGCCTCTTCTATTTCTTTCCGAACTGGTGGCATAGCAGACAGAGTTGTTATCGACTCCTCAGGTCGCGTCGGGATTGGCACTACGAACCCTGGGTATAACCTACAAGTTGCAGGTGCTAATTCGACTGTTGCGATTAACGCAACCAATGCTTCCTTATCTTCGGTAGGAACTTTGCTCTATCGAAACACCGATGGAAACGGCCAACCTAGGGAAGTGGCATCTATTGAGGGTGAGACCGCCGGAAATGGCGGCTATGGTGCGTTGGCATTCCAAACAGCATTTAATAATTCACTGTTTGAACGCGCCCGCATCGACCGCAATGGACGCTTTTTGGTTGGTACGGTTAGTAGTTCTGCAAACACAAGAGTAATTATTGCGGGTAATAGTGGAACGCCAACTGCTGCTGCGGATCTTAGGCTTCAGCGCGGCAGCGCTAATCCAGCTTCCGGTGTAGGTCTTGGCGCTTTATATTTCACAGACAGCAATGAAGTAATAGGTGCTGGTGTATCAGCAGTCGCAGATGGTGCCTGGGCTTCAAATGATTACCCAACTCGCCTAGTGTTCTCGACTACTGCCGACGGATCGAGTTCTCCGACGGAGAGGATGAGGATTACAAGTGGTGGCTTTTTGTGCGCTACAGAAAGTGGCTCGCTTAAATCGACGAGTCTTCACAATATAAAAGCTACCTCAGCACAGACAACATTTGCCTTTTACAACACAAATGCTTCTTCTCCTGCTGGCGTCCTCATCAATTTCGATTCCGCTTCTCCCAATGCAACAGGCAATCACTTCCTGTATTGTTCCGACTTGACAGCTCAGCGAGCCTCAATTAGGTCTAATGGGGGCTTGGCTAACTATCAATCAAATAATGTTGATCTATCCGATGAACGCTCTAAACGCAACATTGCTCCTGCTTCTAGTACATGGAACTATGTACAGGCTTGGGAAGTTGTCAACTATAATTATTTAGAAGACGCAGTTGAAGACGCGCCCCGTGTCGGCGTTATTGCACAACAAGTCCAACAACATTGTCCAGATGTTGTTATTCCTTTTCAGGAAGCAGAAAACGCTATTCTTGACGATGATGGGAACGTTGTAACTCCTGCCAAAGAAGAGCGCCTTGGCGTTCGTGAACAGCAGATGATGTGGATGGCAATCAAGGCGCTTCAGGAGGCGCAACTCCGCATCGAAGCCCTTGAAGCCAAAGTTGCTGCCCTTGAGGCGCAGTAGCCCTACTCACTAATCAAGCCGAGCAAACTCACCATGGAGCCTGCGTGCAGCCTCGCAATAGGCGGCGTAGGCTTCTTCTTTTGTATTGAAACGACCCAAGCCAATCCGCTTGCCGTTTACTTGTATGCCTGTTTGCCATTTTTGGCGCTCTTCAGACCAAGAAACGCCTTTTAAGCCAGAAGTATTGTCACATCTCCTGCGCTGATTACATTGATTTTGCCTAGGTGTGGCTAGTCGTAAGTTTGCAAATTTATTGTTGTACGGATTGCCATCTATGTGATCAATAAGGCTATCCCCTGGATCCAAAGCAGTTTCCATTAGCCAGATTATTCGGTGCGCTCTATAGGATTCCTTGTCGATAGTCACGTCAAAAGCGTGTTTGCTGCGTGTGCCAGCCTCATCTCCAGGTTTTATCCAGCGAGCTACAGATTGCTTCCAGTAGAGCTTCCCTGTCTTTGGATCGTATGACAGTAGCTCTTGAACGCGCTGCAACGATGGCAGCGGTTTAAACTTTGGCATCGGCCTATGCAGGTAGGGCGGTCATCCCCCGGGTGCGCTAACACGCCGGGGACACTATTGTACGAGAGAACCGGACTTATCCAATGGCTACCGTATTCATTTGGGGCGTGGCGAATCTGGAAAGGGAAACCGAAGACGGGTATGTTTTTTGCTGCCATTACACCGTCGCCGCTAACGACGGTACCTATTCCAGCTCTGCCTACGGCTCTGTTGGTTTTGAACGCCCCGACACGCTCATCCCGTTTGCTGACCTGACTGAAGATCAGGTTGTTGGCTGGGTCAAGGACGCACTTGGCGGCGACGAAAAAGTTGCTGAGATCGAAGCAGCGCTCCAAGCTCAAATTGATGAGCAGCGTGCGCCTAGCAAAGCCAATGGTGTGCCCTGGGCATAGGCAAAACAAAAGGGGTGCCGCAGGAGACACCCCTTCTGAAACTGATTGCAGCGACGCTTTCAGTTTTGCCCTCTAGGGCCCCAAGCGGCATAGAGGTGATCTGCTGGCGCAGACCAATCCAAATCACCCAGCTGCGAACTGTATGAAAAGGACCCGCGAACTGTACCACGGTCATGCCTAAGCGATCAAAGTCTCCTACTGGAGCGGAACACAAAGCACCAGTCAAGAAACGGACGCGACAGGGAGCTGGTCAACATTCAAAGCCTCGCCACAATAAGAAGAGGTATCGCGGGCAGGGTCGGTAGTGGACGAAAGAACCCGCGAGAACTGGCGCAAGGTGAAGCAAGCGTTAGAGGCAGCGGGTAAAACGGATTGCCACTTCTACAAGCGAGCAGTTTTTATTTGCCAAGGGAAGAAGGATCCGTTTGACGAGACTTCATCAGGCGTACCAGATTTATGACCGCCCACTTGGCAGCAACCAGTAAACTCTTGGGACGGTCACTTAATCTCATGCTCAAAACCGCAACTGCTGTTTTCGCCTGTGCCGCCATGGGCGTTGCACTTGCTCCTGCTGAAGCTCAAGCTGACACCAAGTTCTATGTGAACCCTGAGTACAACCAGGGCTTCTCTGGTGCTACCAGCCTTGGCGGCACCCTGAACATTGACCTGGGCGTTGAGTCCGGCCCTTTCTACATCCAGGCTGGTCCTGCTTTGGCTACCGGCACTGGCACTGCTGATTGGGGCGTGGCTGGTAAGACCGGCGTGAGCGGCAAGGTCTCTGACCACATGAACCTGTACGCAGAGGTTTCGGCTTCCAAGTTCGAGGGCTCTGATGTTTCGTATGGTCTGAAGGTGGGTTCCAAGTACACCTTTTGACGCCATACTGGTCTCACACCAACCCCAGGGGTCGCTACGGCGGCCCTTTTTTGTGAGTTGGTGGCAGCAGTATTTGTTGGTGCGTAATTACGCGGGAGCGTTGTGGCGCACGGTAGTGCTGAGCTGTTTACGACCCATCAACTGGGAGAGCTGTTTCCCATTGGAGCGGTGGGTTGTGCCGTACTTTTACGATCTACAGGAATTTTATGGAAAGCCTCCCTACGCTGCGGAGCGTGAGATCCTTGACGCAAGAGGCGGTTGATCACCCTTCGCATTACACGCAAGGGGCAGTCGAGTGCATCGACGCGATTGAAGCTGCATTGGGGCGTGAGGGGTTTCGGGCGTTTTGCAGGGGGTCAGCCATCAAGTATTTATGGCGGACTGACCTAAAAAACGGTAAGGAGGATTTGTTGAAGGCTCAGTGGTACATCAAGCGGTTGATGACTGATGAAGATTGAGCAGTTCGAAGCGCCTGGTTTGAGGGTGACGCGGACGTTTGATCCGTGGAACGGGGCGTATTACATCTGCTGGAAGCCTGATGTGAGCATGTGGTTTCAGGATCGCAAGGCGATGCTGAAATTCATTGCGTGGCCACCGAAGACACCTACTGGTGATCGTTTGCGTGAGTGGCTGAAGAGTTTTGAGTCAGACGCTCCAACGAAGGCGGCGACCAAGCTTGAGGTGTTGAGTCCTGAGTTAAAGGCAACAGGATTTGGTCCTGAGTGCCATTTGGACGAAAGTGATCCAAACTATCAAACGAGGATGGTTACCTAAATGCGAAAGGTTATTGACGCACTGGCTCTGACTGGATTTGCGCTATCAGCGTCTTTGACTGCTGCGCTGGTGATTTCGTATTTGCAGTTTGCGAATCTGAAGAAGCAAACGATTGACAATTTGACGGATCAGATCACTGGTGCGTTGACGGAGCAGCTGAGCGAGGAGATTGAGGGGAAGGTTGGTGGTGTGACGGAGATGATTCCGACGCAGACTGGCCCTGCTGTTCCTTTTATGAAGCCATGACCAAGGAAGGATTGTGGTATGACCCTATTAACGGGTTGTACGGGTATGACGCGGACTACCTGCCTGACGTTATTTGTGAGTTATTGGAAGGATGCCTGAAATCCGGCCAATCACCATCAAACCTGTATCACTTCCAGAGATCGGACGCATACCGGAAGTTAGAGCTTTGCCGGACGCGCCCCCTGTCACCCTCCAGCTAGGGATGCCAGTGGTGGAGATGGTTGGCTGTATAGCTGTCCATCCCGATGCAAATTTAAATCCGTCTTTATTGGAGGATGATCCTGCTCGCACTGGGACGTATTGTCCGCATGGGGAGATTCCATCGTTTAGGCCGATGGAGTATACGCCTCACGAGATGGTCATCATGGAGTCCGAAGAGCCCGTATCTGACGATGAGGGTCAAGAGAAGCAACCCGAGGCCCCTAACGTACCAACAATCCCGCGACTACCTGAATCAAATGAGAAGACAGCTGAGAGCAAGGCGGAGTTGGAACCAACGCCCCTTATCGAGAAGGTCGTCGATGGTCTCCCTAGTATCGAGGCTGTGGTCTCAACGACCGCGATTGCCTTGGTGGCTACGACCTCTGCTTTGGTGGCAAAACCATTCGCAGACATAATTTTGAAGACAATTAAACCAACCGTCAAAAGGGCGGCGAAGGTTATTGCGAAGTTGAGGGGCGAGGAGATTCCTTTGGAGTCGGTGTGGGAACGGAGGGTTTCACAACGGCAGAGGAATTTAGCGGTGAGGACGTTGCGACAGGCTTTGAAGCCTTGAGTTTATGGATATGAGGCAGGACCTGTCCTGGTTTTGGGGTAAGGATTACGTCTGAGCAGATGACGTGGAATTTTGAATCAGGATGAAAGCGGATGCCATCTTGAGCCAACGTTCCACAGTGTCGGAGTCGGCTTAGTTCAAAGTCAAGGCGTTTATTGGCGAGGATTTGTCTTTGGAGCGCGTTATGGGTATCGGCTGAAGCTTTACAGCGAGCTTGTAGTCCGCCGTCTAGGGGAATGGATATGGTGGCAGTAATACCGAGGTTTAGTGCGTGGTTGTTTTTTTGACCGCTCGGGACCTCGTTGTAGTAGAGGATATTTCCTGGGTTGTCCGGTACGCCGTTTTCGTCATTATCAGTGGGGTCGTAATAAGGGGTGCGAACTGTCTCTTGGAACGGCAGCGCATGAGACTTGCTTTTGGTCAGGAATGGGGAGATGTTGAGGCTGGGACCCATGCACTGGATAGCGGGACCGTATGAGTTGCTTGGATATGGTCCAGTGAGCATCTGGATCGCCTGGTTGGTAACCGATCCAGTGCTGTTAGCGACAGGGTTAGCGGTAGCGTTTGCTTGAGCGAAAGCGGTTGTAGGGCAAAGGGTTAGGGCCCAAATACAGAGGTGGTATCGGTGACGGATTCGACGACTGTGGTGCGTTGAATTTCGGTGACTGTTTGAAGTCCAGGTCCGCTGTAGGACTCGACGAATTGAAAGCTTGCTCCTGGATTGGTCATTGACCATGTTGGTTTTTGTTCTAGAGCGAGTCCAGTCCACGAGGAGGTTACGCCGTCAACAGTTTGGGATTGAACGGTGCCAGCAGAGGGGAGCATTGAAGTTCCCGAATGTTGGACGTTAGTGCCGCTAGCTGAATAGGTGTAACCAGTAGCGAAGTCAACCGAGCGGATATTTTCGGTGACTTGAGTGGTTGATTCGGTACGAGAAGTCATCGTGCCAGTCCGAAAGTTTGGCACGACAGGCATCGCTTGCACTGGTGCGGAGAGCACCAGGAGCGCCAATAACCAACGCATCAGTCGATGGTGATTTCGGTGACCATCTGGCCGGTGGCTGACGTACCAGCGCCACCAGCGGTCAGGGAGAGGGAGTGTTTGTTGTCGATGGTTCCAGCGAGGCTGCCAGCGACGCCACCGGAGGTCGTTGTAGTGGAGCCAAAGAGAGGGAGCGTACCAGTGACACCAGAGGTCACAGTTGTGGAAGTCGTTGAGTTTGAATCGCCTTCAAGGTATGACTGAGAGAAGGAGAAAGCGTTGCCGCTGGTCGCCTGACTTGCGGTGATGGTAGTAACGCTAGGGACACCGTTAGTAACGTTGCCGAGGCCACCAATAGCGCCAGAGTTTGTGCCGTCAGTCGTAGAAACGCCACTTCCTGAGACGGAGTAGGAAGTGCCGATTCGTGTTGCTGCGCTTGCTGCGGCGTCAACGGTCAGTTGAACAGAGGATTGAATTTTATGAGTGATGTCGGCTTTTGCTGGGGCGGCCAGCAGTGCGAACGCCAACAGGAGCAGAGCTTTCATCAAACCTTGGGTTTGTCGGAAGTTTGTTTAATGGTAGGCGGCTCTTTCTTTTGATTGCCACCCTTGCGTTCAATTCCGAAGCCTGCCATCGCACCAGTAAGCAAGGATGCTACGAAGGTGCTGTCCATTTTCATGCCAGGGATGACGTTGAGATAGGAGACGGTCAGGAGGGTTGCTGACCAGCCAAGGACCATGACACGAACGATGTCAGCGATGCTGATTCCGTGGTGCTCTTGTTGGTCCTGGGTTTCCTTAGGCTCAGCCATGATGGGTAGAGTTTTGGCGTGAAATGGTTGAGGTAGCGGCGGCTATCGCTGGGGCGGCGATCTCTGCGACTTTCCTTGGAGTCAACTCGCATAACAGACGAACGTCTGAAGGGAGGGACTGTCTGATCAGGCTAAGTACGAGTGTGGATAATGTTGCGAGCAGGTTGGAGGAGCTGCATAATGACCTGCGATCAGAGCGTGTAGAGATATTTGCGAGGTTAAGTGCGGCTGAGCAAAAAATTGCCCGTCTTGAAGGTCAGGCAAATCATCCCTAAGCTGGCTGCAAGTTTTAGGGCCGAACCGTGATTGCACTGGTACGTCCAATTTTGTTTGCTTTTTTGCAGTCCAATGCTGTGAAGAAGCTGATTGTGGACCTGTTGAAGGCGTTAGCCAAGACGACTGATAACACGATTGACGATCAGGCGGTTGTGTTTATTGAGCGCAACCTGTTTCCTGGGAAGCCGTGAATAATGCTGTTTGACTGGTTAATTCCGACGGTCATGCGCCTGGAGTCATTTTTCGCGCACTTCAACGGCAACCCGCACCAGAGAGCAGCAATCCAGCAGTTACAGGAGGACATGCCGCCTGAGCTGTTGGATTCAAACGCTGAGTGGTTTCAGATTTGGAAAGCTGGCGGGAAGATTGTGCCGTTTGGGGTGCCGTACCTGCACCAGCTGGATCTGGAAGGTGGTGAGTACAAGTGCTTTACGACTGCGATGGCAATGGTCGCCAAGCACTACGGGGTTGTGGAGACGCAGAAGCAATATGACGACCTGAGGAGTCGGTATGGGGATACGACTGAGGTGATGGCTCAGGTCAAGGCGCTCCAAAGTTTGGAGTTGAGACCTGAGTTTGTGCAGAACGGGACGGTGGATTTGATTGAATCAGAGATTGACGCTGGCAGACCGATTGCTGTTGGTTGGCTGCACAGGGGTGACTTAAGCCGTGGTGAGCCGTTGACAGGTATTGGTCATTGGTCAGTGATTATTGGATATACAGAAAACTTTTTCATTGTGCACGACCCAATGGGTGAGCACGATCTGGTGCGTGGATTATTGAGGGATGAGAATGGTGGGAACGCAGTCCACTACTCAAAAGAGGACTTCCTGTTTAGATGGGAAGTTGAAGGACCAGGCAGTGGGTGGGCGATGTTAGTTGACCCATTTCCGCCACCGATCACATTTGACAAGTTATGAGTGATTTGTATTTTGAAGTCTCTGCCAGTTAGTCATGGCTTGGGGCGCATGGATGGTGGTTGAGCAGTCTTTAGAGACGCAGTTGTCGCTCGAAAAGGCTGTTCGTGAGATTGAGCGAGCAGAGGACGTGGAGCAGATCAAGAGGTTATGTGCGTCATTGACGCGCCAGAACTGGCATTACCGGCAGATGATGAAGCAAGCAGTGATGCACGTTGCCGAGCTTGAGACCTCAGCTGCTCTCCTCGACTGAGGGCTTTTTACGGCGAGTGGAATAGCTGTCGCTCCAGAGCTTGCTGTCAGCTTGTTTTGCTTCCTCGTAGAGGTTGCTGAAGTCGCAGTCAGACGATGCGATATGACGGCATACCAGTTCTCGTATCCAAGCAGCAGGCTTGCTGTTGTTGACGTAAGCGTCTTTTACCAGAAGAGCAGCAAGGTTCGGGTCAAGCGCGACATGGAACATGACCTTGCCCTTTTGCTGGTACGGCATGACCTGTAGCGGGTAACGTCAATGGGATGCTACCACGTGATTGACTGGTCATCATATTTCCGCCAAGCATTGCGCTGAGAGCGTCTGGAAGCGGAGCGTTGTTTTGTGCAGCCTCGCCTAACGGATCTAGCGAACTCGAGGAAGTTAGCAGCTCTTTGGAGATCAGCTGTGGTCGCGTGCCTTATCTCTTGGCGGAGTTGTTCCAGGATGATTTCCCTGCCAGATCTTGGTGTAGGCATGATCCATCACATCTGCGAACGTTTTGTGGAACGTTAACTCACAAGTTTCAGTCGCAAAAAACCAGCCACCACCGCCTGAAAAGATCGAGACCTTCATGCCGCACCAATGCACCGAATACTGTATAGATCGCTGGTGAGGGCCTTGCGGGAGGTCTCAGAACTCTTTAATGATCAAGTGCTGCGCAGAGTTCAGTGAACTCCTCCATGGGGTAGCCAGTGAGGACGGAAACGTCGATCCCGCACTGAAGCGCAGCTGCTACCTGCATTTGGAACTGCATCTTCTCGTAGCGGTTTTCTTGGTACGACACCTGCTCGACGTTGGAAACCCTGTGGTTTTCGTCGTAAGCGGTGAATCGCACCAGTGCTAGGGGGAGAGCTTGTTCAGGCTCTTGAACTTGGCAGTAGTGGAAGTTGACCGGCACAACATCAACGGTTGTTGGTGGCAAACTCGACGTAGGTGGCGGCGATGATGCTTTCCATTTGCCGAGGGTCGAGATTCGAACCCACGCGCCTTCTAATGCGAGCAACAGCTTTATGGAAGTCGTGAGGAGAAACAGCATTGCTGGTCAGCCGTTCGATAACCAATTCTGTCCGCGTTACTCCACGCTGCTGTGCTTCAGCATCTAAACGCTCCACCAACTCGGCGGGCATGTTGACTTCAATTCGTTTTTTTGCCATTGCGGGAGTTTACGCGAGGCTTTCTGGATCGCTTGCTGGTCTTCTTCGCTTGTTGCTTAGCGGCCTGCCGTTCCTTGTAGGGGTTTTGGCGTAGGCGCTCCAGGGTCTCGAGGTAGCCAGGCGGTTCAGGGATTCCACCTGCCTTGAGGATTTCAGTCCAGTTCATTCCTCGCGCACGCGGGGGGATACGTCCAAAGCGTCCCAGCTAGGTCACTTTCCAGTGCTGGACTGGTGTTTTTGCTGGGACAAGCAGGTGAGACACGCGATAGGTGTCCCACCCTTCTTGGAATGCCAGCAAAGCTGGGACACTAGGTGCTTGTCCTAGCCTTGCGTCCCACCTTTGATCCCGCTCCAGGACGGGGATTTGGTGGAGTTGGGACACGTTCCAGACCCTCTCCGCACGCGAGGACTGCTCTATACGACTGGAGCGTCTGACCGTTTCGTGATTGGTGCGTTTCATCGGTGACCTCGATAAGGCCCCGCTTGTGGAGTCTCTGGAGCGACTTACGGATGGCGGCTGCTTTGCCGATTAGTGGGTCGTTCGCCAGGTCTTCTGTGGTGCGAGACGCTGGGTGAACAGTCCGAAGCTTGTGAAGCACCCTGTCGCTCACAGACGCGGGGCTTGTGTTCGTTTTATCAAGCTCAGGGGTGTGGTCGCAAATGCTGAAGCTGAGGTCTTCCTGCATTTGCATGATCAGCTGAGTACCTGACCGTCCACTACGGGACTTCTCGATGGTGATGAGACGGCTGTGCTTACCGACTCGAGCGGCCTCCTCATCTGACGGTTTGGAAAGGCTCCAGGTCTCGTCCACGGCGTCACGGATAGCGGAGGTGCCACGGAAGCCGCCGTTTTTGTTGGCGTGGTGAATGATGAGGATGGTGGACTCGAAGAGCTTGTCTTCGATGGGCTGACCGTTTTCGTCCAGGACAGGGTTGCCCTTTTCATCAAGGCGTTTTTTGCCGTTGCCGTTGTTGCGGGTCAGCCAGTAGAGGGGGCTGGCGAACTCAGACTTGTTTTCATCGAAAGCTTTGCCACCAGAGCAACCGATGAGGGAGTCGATGATCACGAGCTTGGGGAAGCAGCCGTGCTTCTTCTTCAGCTCCTGCATCAGGTTTTGGAACTGTGCGTAAGCCTGCAGTTGGAAGCCGGTTTGGATGTGGGTCTGGTCGTTGACGGGGAAGTCGACCTCTTGCAGCTGTTCCTTGATCTGCATGAGGGGCTGGTCACCGTTGAGGATCAGGACAGGTCCTTGCGTTACTGGAACGGGCTGACCGCGAACGATGAAGGGCTTGCCAACAGCGATGTGTTTTGCGAGCGCCCAAGCGGACATGGATTTGCCGTCACCACCAGCGCCGTAGATCAGGACAACAGAGGGGTGGGGGAGGACATCGGGGATGAGGTAGTCACGACTGAGGTCGCGCTCCATCAACTCCTCTACGGACATGAGTTTTTCGGTGGAGTGGAAGCCCTGGTTATCGACGAGGAGTTTTTCGAGAGCAGCTTGATCCCGATAACCCGCCTGTAGAGCAAGAGCGTTGAGGCGGTAATTAACTTCAGCTGGATTGTCGAGCTGGAGGATTGCCTCACCACGCTTAATGACTTCATCGAAGGAGAGGAGAGCGACTCTGGATTCAATGACTTGGCGCTTTTCAGCGGCCTCTACGATCTCGAGCGTTTCTTTGGAGAAGCGCCGACGGTCCTTGTCTTCTCGGTCAGCAAGCCAGATGAGGGTGCCGAAGCCGATACCACCGCTTTTGAAGGAGTACCAGGGCTCCTCACAGGGGTTGATGTCTTCAGACCAGTCAGCGGCGTAGTCAGCGTCTTCAGCGGACCAAGCGGACCAGAGCATGAGACCCCGTTCGTTTGGCATGGCGGAGTTGATTGCCATACCGATGCGGATCCAGTGCTCACGACTGCCTGACCCTTGGGGCGTAATGACGCTGAGGCAGTCAGAGATGATTTCAGCGATCTCGTCTTCGGTGCGATCGGAGAAGTCGAGGTCTTTTTTGGTGACGTGAGGGGTTGGCTCCCGCATTTCAGCGATCAGCCAGTCAGGAGCGACGGGGATGTTGTTGAGGTCGCCTTTGAACTTGTATTGACCTGGAGCGCAGATGCCTTCCTTGCCGGGATAGGCACCGAAGATGACGCCCTGACGCCCCCAGAGGATCTCGTAGTCGCCATTGGAGCGTCCGTCGTCCTTCCGTAAGCCATGACCCTTTACTTCGCCCCACAGCGCCTCTGGGATGCGGAAGAGGTATTTGGCTGCGTTGGGACGTGTGCTGGTGATGCAGGGAGCGCCGTTTAGGGATTCACCCCATTCACGGACCCAACGTTTGTGGTTGGCGTCAACGTCGAGGATGACGATGCCGTTACCGCGAATGCCAGACCAGACACCGACAGCTTGAAGGTCGGTGTTGCGTTGCATAGCGAGAGCAACGTCAGCCGGACCAAATTTGCGATCCCAGGAGTCCTCGAGAGGATTTTTGCCTGTGGCGTGTTTGCCGGAGACCATTACCGCGCCTTTGCGGTAGATGGGTCCATATACCAGTCCTTCGGGGAGGGCCTTGACGAACTCTTGAATGTTCATTTACTTTGAAGATGGTGTGCAGCCACTGGAAGCCCTTAGGGAAGTAGCCAATCCCTGAGGGCTTTCCCAATGTATGGGAACTTGACAGGGTGGCATCCCAGACGTAGCCTGTTGAAGCGCCGTCACTGGCGTGCAACAACGATAGGCCCATCCATGACGATGAAACTGCCCCAGGCGTTCCTTGATCGCTTGGAAGAGGCGGACCAACCCCAGACGAATCCGTATCTGCGATATACGGCACTGGAGTCAGGCACCTCAGCTAATTTTTCCCTCCTCGAAAAGGACCCTTTCTGCTATTACCTCGTGTGGGCAGTAGCAAAAGATGGCGGCAAGAAGAAGCCTTTCCGTTTCTTGGACGAGCCCAGCGATAAGGACATTGAGCTTGAACTGGGACGTGAGTACGCCCGCGATCTGAACTACGAGAAGACCGGAGTTCGCAAGCCTGACCTGTGCTTCACCTGGCCTGTTTACAACTGGGATCTGAAGGAAGTTCAGATTTTGGAAGTGAGCCACGCATCTTTGCGTAACCAGTTCGCCAAGTTTGGTCTGAACAAGAAGTACAAGAACCTGCTGAGCTGGGACTTTGAGCTGACCAAGGTGGTCACCGACCGTACCCGTTACGACCTGATGATCGTTCCTCGCGATGACGAGGAGCACGATGAGGACGCAATGGAGAAGGCTTGGGACGAAGTTCAGCAAGCTGGTTTTGAGCTGAAGGAACTGCTTCGTAACGAGGCAGGTGCAGATCCCTTCAAGCCTGAAAGTTAGGCTAAATTTTGGGTGGAACGGTGGAGGGCGTTGCAGGACGCCCTCTTTTTTTGTCCATTTACTTTTGCCATTGAGTGACATTGACTGCCAAGTAATGACACCACTAATTGATGCTTGTGTTACAAATCCGCTGGCTTTCTTTTGTGGTATAAATGGCAGGTCATCCCAGATGACCCCATTTCACATGCAAACGCCCATTCATGGCACAAGAGCAAACGCCTAAGCGTTGGAGAGGTCTCGCCAAGATCGTCAAGATCATCAAAAAGACCGACAACTATTATTTTTGGGTGCGAGTCACCGACGATCCCCACGGCGACAGTGAGCTTTTAGAGGGAGCTTGTTTTTTCAGGGAGGCCATGTCGCATGGCTGGATGAAGAAAGTGTTGAAGCAAGGCGACGTGATTGCCGTTCAGCTTCCACCAAGGCTTGGCGATTCATCTTGGATGATGTATTGCGCTCCGAATCACGAACAGCCAGAGCTGTATAAGCCGATGATTCGTCAGTTTTTAGAGGAAGCTGAGCGTCGCGACAAGGAGTGGTCGATAGAGCATCAACGTCGTCAGCAAGCTGCGGAAGCGAAAGCTGATGAGATAGAGGAGCGCCGTCGGTTAGCGCAGGAGGAGTCCATTCAGAAGACTTTGGACATTCATCCGATGCGAATTTCGAAGCAAGGTGTGAGGGTGCAATGCACGCTTACGCATGAGGAGATCAAGTTGCTTGAGCAGCAAGCAGCGGCCAACAACATCAACGTGAGTGATCACAGGTGGCGTGGCCAGTACATCCGGCACTTGATTATGAGATCCCTCAAAAGGCAGGCAGTTTGATTACTCCTAATTAGGCTGCTCTTGGAGCGCTGACTGCTAATGGCACCTGAGATTCCCGAGACGATCACTCAGACCCTGGAGGACGGGTGTGTTTGTGTGATTGTTGGTGACGTTACGGGTGTTGTTAGCAGCTTTCATCTGGTAGAACCCAAGGCCAATCAACTAAGGAAGGTGTGGCTTGACCGTTACAGCGAGTACGACGATGACGAGTGACAAGCAGGACGCGTTGGCGTCGTTGTATAGCTGGACCCTGGAGCGAGATGACAGCGGACCGTTTAGGGTGTATAAAGATGATGAGGGACAGGAGTACCACTCGGTCACTCATATCCTGAAGAACACTGCGCCTGAGGAACAGAAAGCTTCCTTAGCTAGGTGGTCTGCGCGTCCAGGTAGTGAGATTGAGCGTCAGTTGGCGTGCGATCGAGGGACGGTCGTGCATGAGAACTGCGAGTATGTACTCAAGACTGCATCCAAGCTTGTCCGTCACAGCGCCAATGCTCGTAATACCTGGCGTGTGTATGGGGATGGCTTGGCTCGGGCACCGAAGTCAGTTGTTAGCTGGGCGCTCAAGAAAGCTATTAAGGGAGCCCCTGAAGTTCCGTGGGCAGCCCGTGAGCACGCCCGAGGTTTATCAGGATGGCTTGGATCTGGAGCGGTAACGGCCATTCATGCGTCGGAATTCAGCGTGTTCCACAGTGACGGGTGGGCAGGCACTGCTGACGCTTTGATCGATACGGAGTATGGCTTGACGATCTGCGACTTCAAGACGACAGGGAAGTCAAAGGACAAGCCTGAGAAGTTCATGAGAGACCACCAGGACCAGCTTGCTGCGTATTCGTTAGCGATGAAGCAGCGGAGTGGGATTGTGGTTGATGCTGGAGCGGTGGTGATCGCGAAGGGGAATGGCGAGGTGCAGGTGAGGATGTTGAGTGAGCTAGAGATGAGGGGAGCGGAGTGTCGATGGCTGGAGCGCCACGACAAGTACAAGGCGATGTTGGAGCTGGGTGAGGTTGCATAAAAAAGGGGCTGCCCAGGCCCCCTAGATCTCCTCCGATCTAGTTTTACCGTCCTGAAGTTGCTTTAACCATTTGCATGGTTTGGCTTTAGCTTTCCAGTTAGGTGGCGGTTCGGGGAGGGCCAGCTGATCAAAGAACTGTTGGATGCGTTCTTGTTCAGTGCCGTGAAAGCGCATCAGTCGTAGTCAGTGTTACCTCTACGGGCTTCAAGGTAACGCTGTCTGGCGTATTCACGCATGTTGCGTCGATCTTGTTCGCGGTTGCGATGGATGGGAGGCGGTCCTGGGATGAGGGGTTTGAAGTTATCTGGAGCGTAGGTTTTAGGAGTAGCCATTTACGAGGCATCGGAGTGATGGACGTAGTTTTGGCGGTAGGCGAGTGACTCTCGCGTGAAGGTATTGCGAGGGTGACTGAGCACAGCTTCAAACGCCTTTTCAACTTCCTGCCATGACACGCATTCGAGGAGAGCTAGTCGAGTGAGGCGGTCAAGCTCTTGGATTTCTGGAGCGTTGGGGAGAGGTTTAGCGAGTTTGCGAAGGGTGTGAATGTTCACTGAAGGTGAGGGGAGTATTGAGGCGTGGGATCGTAGTCAACGATGCCTAGGAGGAGTTCTTTGGCTTCATGGAGGTTTTCCTCAAAGCCAAGGAACATTTGGTCCATGATGTGGCGCTTTTCTTCGCGCTGAATGATTTCGTCAAGCTCTTTAGCGATCTCCTCAACGCGTGACCAATCTTGGATGCGTTGAGAGATTGCTGGAGCGTTTTGGTTAATCATCGAGTTGATCTAGTAGGTGGTCACCTGGGAAGAAGTCTTTTGAGGGGTTTGAGATGCGAAGGGGGACCCACCTGCCGTTGGTGAGGCGATGTAGGACCCCATCTTCAGCCAACCAGTAGTCACCTTCATGTGCATTGGTTGGCATTCCCATCGCTATGGACACTCGTCTGGCGACAGGGTAATCCAGTCGTGATGATCGTCTAGGATGCCTTCTACAGCTTCCCAGGTGGGGGGTTCTGCTTCATCCCAGATGACACTGGAGCGGCAGTAGCCAGGCCCCCACTCCTCAGGTTCTTCCCTAGTAGCTGGGAGAGTCATGATGGCGTCCTCAACGATGGCAATGATGTTGAGGTAGTTCGAGGAGGAATCGAAGGAGTAGGAGTGAAGTTGTGGGTAGGTGTTCATCGGAGTTTGAGGAGTTTTTGACTGATGTTGGTGATTTCGCGAGAGAGTTCGATCACGACCTTGCGATCACCGTCGGCTTCTGCTTCTGCTTGGAGGTGTTTGAGCTTTTCCTTTTGCTCCTTTAGCTCTGTTTGGTACTCATCAACGGAGTAGAGCTGGAACGGAGCGGGTTGTTCGCGTTCGACCTCTTTGACGTAGCGGTAGCCAGTGGAGGGAGGGACATCGTGGCAATCCTTGAGGTAGTCAACGATCTCCCTTTTTTCCATGCCATCGGTTTGGAGGTCAGTGATGACAGCACGGATCTCTTCAGTTAACGCCACTCACCGTCTCCCTTTGCTTTACGGAGCATGTCTCGCTCTTGAGGGAGGACGATGCCTACACCAGGATCTTTGATCCTCAGGCAGAGGTAGGAGTTGAGGTTGATCTCCTTGGTCATGAGGAAGATGCGGAAGGACTCAAACACCTCGTAGGGGAGGTCTAGAGCTTGGCTGTACTGGGACGCCTCCACGTCACCCCACCACCAGACGGAGCGACCACCTGAGGAGTCAACCCAGTGGAATTTGAAGCTATCGAGGGTGGAGTTGAACGCTTCCACCTCTTTATCGAGGGAGCGATCGATCACTAGGACCTGAGGCCATCTGGTGCGTGGATACCACCAAGACTGTGAGTAGCCCCAAGGTTCCCCACGAAGTTTGCAAGCGTCAATGGCGCGTTGAGCGCGAAGCATGACGACTTCTTTGGTTTCACCGTGAAATTCTGCTCGACCTGCGTAGACGGTCCAGCGCATAACGGGTTGAGTCATAGGGCCCAAGAGTTGCGGAGATTGTTTCGGGTTGACTGGTACGCCTGACGGAGTGCAGTTTCGCGGTCGTTCATCCGTTTAAGGATGGTGTCGACCATGGCGCGATGGCGTTTGTACTCTTCATCGGTTTTGGCATGGATAGCGAGATCCATAGCCCGCTCGAGGAGTTCTTGGTTCGTCATGGCTGAGGGTTTTCGTTGATGAACTCTTTGATTTGGCAAAGGGTGATGAGTTCATCGAGGAGCTTGTCGATGTGATCGTCTTCTTTGAAGCGAATGGGGTGGCCTTGGTCATCTTTGCGATACCACTGCTGTTCACGATCAGTGAAGTAGAAACGCAAACCTTCTATGAGGAGGAGGGAGAGCATTTCCTGGGGCGACCTGAGTTCAACGAGGGAAGCTTCAGAGAGTGCTGCCTGCTGTGCGGTAGTGAGTTTCATGTCGTTTCTCAGTGAGAATTCTCAGAACGGAAGTAGGCGCGGAGTGCTTCGAGGTTCCAGTAGAAGCGGTCTCCCACTTTTTTGAAGTGGATGCCCTTGGTGAGCTTGCCGGTGTCCTTGCGGTTGTAGAAGCGCTTTGAATCGATGTTTAGCGCCCTTGCGACCTTGCGGATCTCATAGAAGCCATCGTCTTCCTGGGGCGCGTTAACGGTCTTCTGGGGCGGTTGACGCTTGATGACCTTGGGAGTTTGGCAGTCCTCAAATTCGCGAAGGATGCCAGTGATGACGGCATAACGATCATTCACCACGTCGGAGGTGGTTTCAGACCATTCAGCACCAGTGTTCATGTCAGAGGCCAGATCATCCCTGAGTTTTTGGAGCGTGCCTTTAATGATCGCCAGCTGGTCGTTGTTGAGGGTGATGACATTCATGACTCAGTTGGCCTCGATGTAGGAGTGATCAGCGGTGGTGATGGCGCAGTGGTATTTGGTCCACATGCGAGCAGTGATCCATTCACCGTCAAAGCGGGGGAAGTCCATCACGCTTTGATTGGCGCGATCCATGGCACATCTGGCCAGGTTGATGCGATCGAAGAGAAGAAGCTGTTTCATTGGAGCGTGTGCAGCGCTTTCATGAGTAGCAGTGTGGACTGCTACCCGCTAGGATATCGATGAACTGCCACCCTGTCAAATGTCGTTGATCAAGTCCGCCATTCAGGATGCTGCCTTTCAAGACCAACCCCGGCCTGCTTTCACTGATCAACAGTGGAATCACCTTCTAACCACCCTCCAGAACGCGATTCATGATCCCTCGAGCCATTCAAGGACTGACCTACAGCATCTCCACGCCTGGCTGACAAGGATTAGATCCACTGGTACGGCTGACATCTGACCAAAAAAAAGGCCGCCAGTTGGCGGCTTCTTTTATGGGTTCATCCAGTCATGCAGAATCATTGATGCAATGATTCCAACGCTGTTGCGCTCGCTTAATCGGTTCAGATTTTCAATCTGAGCATCTGAAAAGCTGTTGATGGCCTCCGATAGCTTGAACGCTTCCTGGGAGCTGTAGGAAAGTTCTGCAGCGTTCACCGCTTGAGCAAACGCTTTGCAGATCCTTGTGTTTGGGACTGTCATTCGAACAATGCACGCCAAAGCGCGTTAACGATGTGGTCTCTTACTGGTTCGTTCTCCGTGTCCCTCACCGTTAACCGGCAAGTTTCGGAAAACTGCGGTGAGCGATGCGCCAGAACAATTTGCTCTGGCGTCATGCGCATCACCGTCCGTTCAAAGGAAAGACGGAGCCTGTCAGGCATGGATTAACTCTCGAGATGGAATTTCGATGTGTTCGGCAAGTTCCCGCCAGTTCACATCGTCAACCGCTGACTGCAATAGGTCTGTCAACAGTCCGCAGGAAATGTCTTCCTGGGACGTTAGCTCTTCTATAAAATCCTTAAAAACGGATTCAATAGAGTGCAGGTCCCATTCCTCACAGTCAGAGTCGTTAATCCATGCTTGGACATCGTTACCCAGCCAGAGGTTAACTAGCCAAGTGCTGTGATTAGTCCAGCCATTGTACTTGTCGCGATCCATAAGAAAAAACCCGGCTTAATTGCCGGGTGATTAACTGCATCAGAAAAGGATTATCCAGGCTGAAAGGATAACAACAGCGAGCACTAGGACTCGCTGCTGATCCCTAAGCTTGGCAATCTCCACCGCTTGACCATCGGTCAGCTCGAGCGCTGATCCAATGATTTCATCTTTGCTGGAACGTTCAGTAATCACCACGCTGCGACCCTCACCACGTTGCGAGATTGTGCCCCGCTGTGCTGGTTCGGTGTCTCAGCAAGCGATTGAACGCCCATAAAAGCCAAGCATCCCACTGACGCATAAAGCGCCAGACAACTAAAAAAGGTTCTCATTGGAACTCTCATAGGTTGGTTTTCGTTTGTATTGGCTGCAGCCGTTGAAAATCGCCGATTCAGGGCAGTTTGCAGACTCGAGCGGAAGGGCTGAATCTGGAAACGTTGCAGAAGCGGGAATTTGCTGCAAGCCTCTTCAGTTGTCGAGTTGCGACCCTTGCGAGTCACCTAGAAGACCAGGCGGTGTGCGGCCACTTGTTCTCCTATCCGATATTGTACCAAATTTTTGGGCAAATTGCCAGCCTGGAAAATTCAAGGCTAGGAGATCAGGCAGGATGAGTGCTCGAAGGAGCGACGGGGGGAGGGGTTGCAAATCAGTACGCCTGTATCACTTCCCGGGGAACCTGCATATATATCTGCTGATAAGCGATTGCATGAAAAAAGCGCCTGCTTGCGGGCAGACGCTTGAGTGACGGGGGTGGGGGTTGAGTTTTTAGAGGCGGTCTTCGATCTGAATTTTCAAATCGGGAGCCTGAATATTGATGGTTTCGGTGGATTCACCGATGACGCGACCAATGCCATCAAGGACTTGGGCAGCAGTTTGCAGCTGACCCTTCTTCAAGGCTTGATAGAAGAGCTTGGTGCGCATGTGCTGGAGACGCGAAAGCATGTTTTCGCGATCACGCTTCCAGTCTTCATCACTCCACGCTTGAACAGCTTTCCAATCAGTCCATGCAGTCCGTTCGGAGACGCCTTCACGTTCAGCGTGTTGGTAGACGAGTGCTCGAGCGGAGAGCCCATCAAGCTGTCTGAGGTACAGACGACGGCGACGCTGTTCGATCTCCACGTCTGAGTTCCGAGGACCACCAAAACGGCGTTTAGGCGCTTCCTGCTGCTCTTCAGACACGATGTTTACTGCGACCTGCTACACCAGATAATACCCTTTGGAGCGTGTTATAGGCGGGGGTGGGGGTCAAAAAGCTGTGTAAGGTGTGCGGCATGGCAGTACAAACCGAACCACTGAGCTTGCGTTGGTCGCAAGGGCAAGTTTTTCAGAGCGATAAGCGATTCCGCGTGTTAGTGGCGGGTCGACGCTTCGGGAAGTCATATCTGGCTTGTATTGAGCTTCTTCGTGGAGCGATCAACCGTCCTGGCGAGACGTTTTTTTATTGTGCTCCGACGTATCGGATGGCGAAGGATATTGCTTGGCGTGCGTTGAAGAAGTTGGTGCCGAAGGTTTGGATCAAGAGTAAAAACGAGACCGATTTGAAGATCGAGTTGGTCAATGGCTCATTGATTGAGTTGAAGGGTACTGAAAACGCAATGGCGTTGAGGGGTCGCAGCTTGTCCGGTGTGGTGCTGGACGAAGCAGCGTTTATGGATTCGGAGGTCTGGTTCGAGGTTATTCGACCTGCTCTGGCGGATAAGCAGGGGTGGGCGCTATTTATTTCGACGCCTGACGGCACTGCTAGCTGGTTTTACGACCTGTGGTGTTACGTACCAGAGGATAAGACGAATGACTGGCAGCGGTGGAGCTATACGACGATCGAGGGGGGCAATGTTGCGAAGGAAGAGGTTGAAGCGGCGCGGGCGCAGCTAGACGCGAGGACTTTTAGGCAGGAATTCGAGGCGAGTTTCGAGAACTTGAGTGGTTTGGTGGCGGTCAGCTTTAGTGACGCCAATATCAGCACTGAGGCAGCCGACATCAACGTTTTACCGCTGTTGTTGGGGGTGGACTTCAACGTTGATCCGATGTCGGGCATTTGCGCGGTCAAAAAGGATGACACGCTTTACGTGTTTGACGAAATCATGTTGCGTGGTGGAGCGACCACATGGGATTTTGCGGATGAGGTGACCAGACGATATGGCGTTGACCGGAGGGTGATTGCTTGTCCTGACCCGACGGGTGGCGCTCGCAAGACGAGTGGCGTTGGGATGACGGACCACTCAATTTTGCGAAGGACAGGTTTCACTGTGCAAACCCCACGCGCACCATGGAAGGTGCGGGATAAGATCACGGCAGTTAATACAGCACTGCTTGATGCTTCTGGTGCGCGACGGACGTTGATCCATCCGCGTTGTAAGGAGTTGATCAAGGCATTGCGTACATTAACTTACGCTTCAGGGACTGGTCTCCCGAACAAAAACCTAGGCGTGGACCACGCTTTCGACGCCTTCGGTTATCTTGTCTTGCAGCAATTTAACCTTGCGAAGCCAGAAACTCTGGGGCAAACGTCATATCGTCTCTATTGAAATCTGATGCCTTGTCAAACACTCAGGTACTCATTATGTGCCTGCCCGGAATGTTTTAGCGGGGAGATTCGTGTTTTTGGGACGTATTACACCGATGATGGTCGTATTGTGAGACAGCGCAGGTGCCTTGAGTGTAAGGCGAAGTGGAACACAGTGCAGGAGTTGGAGACGGTGTTGCCGCCAACAGTGAAGCTGGTGACCCCAAGTTGGCGTGACGAAGAGGGGAAAATGAAGATTGTGCAGCTGGTTGATGTCGCTGCATCTGCCTAAACTGGGAGCAAGACCCCGATTTACCCGTCATGCCTGGTCATTACGGCGACGAAAAGAGAAAGAAGAAGAAAAAGCCCGGTCTTTACGCCAATATCAACGCCAAACGCAAGCGCATTGAAGCCGGTAGCGGCGAAAAAATGCGCAAACCGGGCTCAAAAGGCGCTCCAACTGCAAAAGCCTTTAAGCGGGCTGCTAAAACTGCTAAAAAGAGGAAAAAGTAATGGCTACCACCGTCAAGCGCTTCGCCAACACGGTCGAGCACCACGAATCCACCGCACTTACGTCTGCGGACGATGCATTCGAGGTGTCCTGCCACTCCGACAACTACACCTTTTTACTCAAATCCACTGGCGCGGCGTCGTTTGTTGTCGCGCTTGAAATGTCCGCTGCTGGTGCAGCGAGCGATTATTTCGCAATTGACAGCAACAAGACCATCAGCGCCGCAGGCAACTACGATTTTTCCTATACGGGCATCCCTGCAGGTAGGGTCCGCTGTCGCATCGTGTCCGTCACCTCTGGCACACCGGATCTTGAGCCTCAAATTGTCGTCCGATACCCGTAAAAACGATGGCCGTTACTATTGCTCGCGGCACCAATCTGGTCGAGCACCACGAATCAACGCCTTTGACGGCAGTTGATGATGCTTTTGAAGTTCACGCTGATAGCAGCGAGTTCTGCTTTGCAGCCGTAGTCACTGGTGGAGCTAACTTCACGCTGGCCTTCGAGACTAACTTCAACGGCGGCAGCGAGTGGTTTGAGGTTGATACCAGCAAGACCATTAACACCAACGGTCAAAAGATCTGGTTTTACACCGGCAAGCCCGCTAATCGCATCCGAATGCGGATCTCGGCCATTTCTTCTGGTACGCCCAGTGTCATACCCCACATCGGAGTCGTTTATCACGGCTAACGACGATCCTCGTAACGAGGACGATTACGACACCTGGGAGTATGGCACTGAGCCAATCCCAGGTGATAACACTTGGTCTAAGCCTGAAAACAACGTGTTGCAACGCAACTAAAGAGTTAGACTTCAGGGTATAGACCCTTCCTATGTCTAGTCATGGCCATTCTTCGCGGCGAAGAAGGTTCTGTTCAGTTTGATGCCGCTGGCTCTGCCAACGCAACCATCGTTGGCACCCGGAGCTGGACGCTGAACATTACCAAAGACACTTTGGATGTCACCGATCACGGCGACACCTTCCGTGCATTTGTTGGCAGCCTGGTGTCTGGTTCCGGCACTGTTGAGCTGGTTTACGACCCTGATGCAACCGGCCAGTCTGGTTTCATCGAAGATGTCATCACTACTGGTGACACTGCAGACGCCACCTTTGAGTTGTTCACCACTGGTAGTACCAGCGGCTCTGACTCCATCAGCTTTGCTGGCATCATCACCAGCATGGATATTGCATCCACCGTGGGTGATCTTGTCGTTGCTACCTGCAACTTCGTGACCAGCGGTGCCATCACCAGCAACCTTGAATAAGGGTTAGCCCGATGGTGGAATATCGCGGCGAGCGTTTTGCTGGGTACAACAAACCCAAGCGCACACCGAACCACCCCACTAAATCCCATGCCGTTCTGGTTAAGGAAGGGGACAAGATTCGGTTAATCCGATTCGGGCAGCAGGGAGTCAGTGGCTCACCAAAGCGTGAAGGTGAAAGTGCAGCAGCAAAGCGCCGCCGCGAGTCCTTCAAGGCTCGCCATGCGGCGAACATTTCGCGTGGCAAATTTTCTCCGGCTTATTGGGCCAATCGCGTGAAATGGTGAAATGACCTACTCCGTCCCTGGCCTAGTCCGCACTCACCTCGTCAGCTCTTCCTACATGGGAAGCGTTGACAGTCCGTTCGTTCGAACACGAGCGGTGGTTGACCAGATGAAGGGCTGGGAAATCATGAAGGCGGTCACGCTAGGGACTGAGTATTTACGCGAAAACTGCGAGACCTTCCTCCCCCTCGAACCCCGCGAGGACTACCCCGCGTACCTGGCACGTGTCAACCGTGCTGTCTTTTCGCCTTATACCCAGCGCCTAATCCGCGCTGCTGCAGGTCTCATCCTGCGTAAACCCATCTCTCTGACTGGCGACTCCTACTGGACGGATGTATTCGCCAGGGATGTCGATGGTTGTGGCTCTGATTTAGACGAATACGCTCGTCGGCTGCTCACTTGTGCTCTTACCTACGGCCACTGTCACACACTCGTTGATTTTCCGGCTCCTTCGGATGCCAGAAGTCTTGCGGAAGAGCGTGCTCTTAATCGTCGGCCCTATTGGATTGAAATTGATCCGTCCGACGTTTATGGATGGCGTCTCGACCGTGAATCCAACTACGGACGACTGATCCAAGTCCGTATTGGCGAAAAAGCCGTCGTTCCAGACGGTGACTTCGGGGAGAAGGTCTATGACCAAATACGTGTTATTGAGCCTGGTCGTTATCGGATTTATCGCCAGGAGCAGCAACAGCAAGAGATGCAGGGAGGTTTTCCATACCCAACTGCGTTTGATCAGACGGATCCAAAGGCGAATTATGAGCTGATCGAACAAGGTCCGTACAGCCTGGACGAAATTCCGCTGGTCACGACCTACGCCAACAAGACCAGCACGATGACCAGCAAGCCACCGCTGCTGGACATTGCCTACCTCAACTTGGCTCACTTCCAACGCCAAGCTGACCTAATCCACAGCCTCCACATTGCCTCACAGCCCGTCCTGGTGCTCGAGGGCTGGGACGATCAGACCAAAGACATGGCCATCAGCGTCAACTACGCAATGGCGATGCAACCTGGCAATAAGGCGTATTACGTCGAGCCTGCATCCAGCGCATTTGAAGCGCAAAGCAACGAGATCCGCGAACTGCAGCAGCAGATGGCAACTCTCGGTATCAGCACCTTGAGCCAGCAAAAGTTCGTTGCTGAGTCGGCTGATGCTCGCCGTCTGGATCGTGTGGACACCAACTCGATGCTGTCGATGGTGTCGCTTGACCTTGAGCAGGGCTTGCAAAAGTCATTTGACCTTGCAGCCAACTATTTGGGCATGGAGCCGCCCCAAGTCAGCATCAGCCGCGACTTTGACCTGCACCGCCTCATTGGTCAGGATGTCACTGCTCTGTCTTCGCTCTTCAGCGAGAACATCATTGACCGCGATGAGTTCCGTCAGATGTTGGTCAACGGCGAGATCCTGCCAACTTCAACTGAATCGCAAGATCAGGCGCAACAGGTACAGTAGGCGTAAATCGCCGCTGTAAACATGGCCAAGTCCATGGACAAGGTTCTTCAACCTGACGGCTCCTATAAATGGGAGCTGGTTGAGATCAACGCTGCTTATTTGAAGCAGAGAGAAGCTAACGAAGCCGCATTTGCAGCAGGTTTGCCATTCCCTGGCACTGAGGAGCCTGTAAAAGAAGAAAAGCCTAAAACTACTCGTCGCAAGAAAGCTACTAAGGTGGACGAGCCAACTGAATCGGCATCTGAAGCCTGATTATGGAAGAACAAGTCATCCAGGAAACGCCCGTGGCGACTCCTGACCAGTCCGTGGCTGGCACTGTTGACATCAACGTTCCAGCAGTCGATAACTCCGCCGCTTTGCGTGCTGAGTACGAAGCTCAAATTGCAGCGCTCAAAAAGCAAGCCGCTGAGGCCGACGAGAAATTCCAAGGCATCAAAGGCAAGCTGGATGAGGTCTACAAAAAGCAGGACGATCAACGTCGCAAAACCCTTGAGGACCAAGGGCAGTGGAAGGACCTCTGGGAAGAGGCCAACAAAACTGCTCAGGAAAAGCAGCAGGAGATCACTGACCTTCAGCGTCAGCTAGAGGACCTGCGCGTTTCGAATGAGACGGCAGCGATGCGTACTGCTGCTCTAGCCTCGATTAGCCAAGCTGGTGCGATCAACGCTCAGCAGATGCTGCAACTTGTCCAATCCAACCTGAAAAAAGGCGATGACGGCTCCGTCAAAGTCCTTGATGGCGGGATTGAACAAGACCTTGGCGTTTACCTCGCCAAGCTGAAGAACCCTGGCTCAGGTTTCGAGCACCATTTCAAAGCGAGCAACCAAGCCGGTATGGGCGCTAAGCCCTCCACTGGTGCGGCGGCTGCAGCGGGAATGGCGAATCCCTGGGCAGAAGGTAGTATTAACATTACAAGGCAAATGTCCTTGGAAGTTACCGATCCCGAGCTTGCAGCTGTGCTCAAGCGAGAGGCAGGTAAATAAGTCCCCGTGGGACACCACTCAAGTCCGTGACTTGAACCACGTAAACATCATCACTGGAGTTTGAAATGGCAGCCCCATTTCAGAATTATTCCGGCGGTGTCCTTCTGGCGGACATCGTAAAAAGGAATAATCTCAGCACCTATGTGTCTGAGGCAATCAAAGAGCGCAGCGAGTTCATCAAGAGCGGCGCTGTTGTTCGTAACTCACTGCTGGATGCCCGCGAAGGCGGTACTCGCATCCAAGTGCCTGAGTTCAATCCGGTTGCACCTACCGAATCCATCATGGACGGTACGGCAACTTGGAACACCAACGGCTATCTGATTCCTCAGAAGGTCGGCACTGCCACCCAGATCGCAACCATCTGCCATCGCGGTTTCGCGTATGCCGTGGATGACGTTGCGGTTCTCGCAGCCGGTGAAGACCCCATGCTTCACATCCGCAACCAGCTGGCTGATGCCATCAACAAGCTGAACAGCGCTCGTCTGTATAACCAGCTTGCTGGTCTGTTCGGTACTGCTCTGTCCGGTCACTCTCTGGACAAAGCTGTTGGTGCAACTTCTGGTCAGGCTGAAGCCAACTTCCTGACTGCTGCCAACGTTGCTGAAGCTCGTTCCCTTCTGGGTGAGCGTGGTGACGAACTGGACATCCTGGTCGTCCACCCCTCGGTCGCTTACTACCTGTATCAGGTGGGCATGTTGACCTTCTCCACCTCTGCACTGTCTGCCGCTGGCGCAGTGACTTGGGGCGGTGGTGGCGTCGGTGTCGGCGCACGTGAAGTCGGTGAATTCGCCGGTATGCGCGTGATTGTTGACTCTCAGGTCAACACCGTCCGTCCTGGTACTGCTACTCACGTCAGTGAGTTCCGCTGCTATCTGCTGAAGTCCGGCACCATCCTCGAGGGTGTGCAGCAGGACCTCCGCGTTGAAGCTGACCGCAACATCCTGTCCAAGCAGGACGTGATCTCGGTGGATTATCACACCGCTTATCACGTGATGGGTACCAAGTGGACTAACGCCGCTGACAACCCGACCAACGCTCAGCTGGCTACCGCTGGCAACTGGAGTGCTACTTACGACATCGACCTGATCCCCGCAGTCGAGATGATCGTGAACACCCCGCTCGACACCACCGCTATCCCTTCCTGATAACGGTTCTGGGCCCTACCATTAGGTGGGGCCTTTCCTTATTTTTGCTATGGCTGCCACAATTAACGCCACACTGAAGAGTGCGACAGCCAATAGCTACGTGACCTTGGCTGAGGCCAATAGTTACTTTGAGACCGTCCCAAACAGCAGCACTTGGGACGACAAGACCGACGACCAGAAAAACCGTTCGCTGATCTCAGCAACCCGCTGGATCGACAGCTTGAATTTTTACGGTGAGCGTTGCGACGAGGAGCAAGCCCTGAAGTGGCCTCGTAACGATTATCACGTTGATCGAGTGGAGCTGACCTGTAGTGCCATTCCGACTGCGATTAAATACGCTACTTATGAGCTGGCACGTGCGTTAGCCAATGACACGGACTCGATTACAGGGACTACCGGCGATACGGGACTGTACGAAGCCGTCAAGCTCGGGGATATGGAGGTCAAGTACAACACCTCTAGTCAGGCTGTTGGAACTGTCAATAACGTATTCGACGTTTACCCTTGGCTTCAGTCTTATCTTGGCGCTTATTGCCTTGGAGGTAGCGGTAGCTATCAAGTACGTGTTGTGAGGGGCTGATCATGGCAGGCGCACTTGACTCACTGTTTAAGAACGCCGCCAAGGCGATCGTTGCTGACCTAGGCAAATCGCTTGATACGACGATCACCTACACCAGGAAAACAGCCCCGTCATATGACGTGGGCACTGGTGCGCTGACGACGACCGACACCAGTTACTCGAACATCAACGTTCCAGTTGAGTACGTCGTTTCTGACGAAGAGTCGGGCTATCAGGAAAACATTGCAAGGTTGTACGTTACGCCAGATTTAATTGGCGGTAATCAGCCGACTTTGCAGGACGAAATTTCTCTGACTTATCAAGGTGCTGCACGTGCTGCCAAGATTCAAGACATTAGAACTTACCGTGGGGGGCAGGAGTACCTGTTTGTCATCAGGGTGGTGTTCTAATGACTCTTGTTAATGCGCGTGCGGCATTCGAGGCAGCGATTAACACTGCGGTCACCGATGCGGACGAAGATGTTTCGGTGATTTTTGACAACGTTCCTTTTACGACGCCGGGCAAAACCAAGTCGTACGTGTTGGTTTCGATCACGTTTGACCAGGCGACGATCCAGAACCATGGCGCGGCAGTTGATTTTTATAGCGGCACGATCCAGTGCGGCATTTTTACGCCTAAAAACCGAGGCACTGCTGCTTCCGCTGCGATTGCTGAGTCTGTGATTGATGGTTTGACCTCTGTCAATGCTGCTGGGTACACCGATACCTACAGTGCATCTCCTCGCGTGCTTCAGATTGGTGGTCCGATTACGTTGAACCCTGAGGAGCAAAGCCATTTTGTGAGCACGGTGAATTGTCGTTTTACTGCTAGGGCGTAATGGCAAACCGTCCGATTTCACAGCTTGTCGACGATATTTCGGACTTCATCGAGAAGGGAAGAGCTGCTGCTGGTCCGAAGGTTGTAGTGAAGTTGCAGCAACAGGGACCTTGGTGGACTGGTGATTTTGGACGCCGCTGGAAAGTAAGTGCTGCCCCAGTTAAGCCAGTTGAGCTGCCTGAAAGCATGGTTCGCGACCCAATTCCGGCACCTCAGCAGCGTCCAAGTTCGTTTAACGAGCCAGCGGCTCTAACTGTTCCCATCAACAGCCCGCTGTACATCGGCAACTCAGTGTCGTATGCAGGATTTGCTGTGGGACGACCCGGATCAAGGCTTTATCGTCCGCCAAGTCAACGTGGAAAAACTCGCAAAGAGATGGTCAATTACAAGGAGCATCAAAAAGATGGCCGCAGGCTTACGTCGCTAAATCAGCGCCCTGACTGGTACGACGTTTACACAAGAAGCGAAAACGGCGGCTTATTGGATACCTTGGACGAAGCTTTTCAGCAGGCTCTACAACGGGTGCTATAGTCTGGTAGCTCAGGGATAAGGTTTCTGTGGAACGCGCAATCGACAAGCTGTGTAAGGCGTTTAGCGTTGAGCAACGCAGCAGCTATACGATTAAAAGCGGCGATGAAGTCATCCTGAAGCTGTTTTGGACTCCGCTGACCATCGCTGATCGCGATGCCATCAACAACACGCTTCAAGCGATGAAGCTAGGCGACACCGAAAACAGTCTGGATTTTGCGATCCAGATGATGATCGAAAAAGCTCAGGACGAAGCAGGTAAAAAGCTGTTTGCCGACGGTGATCGCGCAAAGATTCGTCGTCAGCTGCCGATGAGCATTGTTTTGGACATCATGTCCAAGATGCAGGACCTTGGCGAGGTGGAAGAACCGGAAGAGGTCAAAAGCTAGGCTCAAAAAGGATAACTACCTGCTTCTCCAGTTTTTTATTGCAGAAAAGCTGGGCATGACACTTGCTCAGCTTCGCTCAACAATGAGTACGGAGGAGCTGTACGCCTGGAGCGCGTACTGCGAAGTCAAGGCGGAACAAGAGGAAAAAGCGATGGAGAGATCTCGTCGCGAAGCTCAAATGCGTGGTGTGCGCTAGCCTGTAACCACTGCACGTAGGTCGGAAGTGGCTGGCGCTAAGTACGAAGTAAATATCGTTCTTAATGCTAAGGAGGCAGAAGCTCAGCTTCGGACCCTAGAGAAAAACATAAATACTTTTAGACAAAATGTCCTGAAAAAAACTTCGGGCGCGATTGATGCGTCTGTAAATAAAACAAAAGCGCAGGGCATTGCGTTGCGGCGTTTGGCGACGCAGATGAATGGTGTTGTCAATAAAACAGTAAAAACAATTGAACGAGTAAATAGACAGCAGTTAAAGCTTTTGCCTGATTCAAAAGCGTTAAATGCTGCTGCTAGAGGTATTCAGCGGCTAGAAAAAACTCAAACCAGCTTTGCTGAGCGTCAGGCCAAGGCGCAAGCAAGATCATTACGGAATGGCGAGCGAGAGCTTCAGCTTTCAGACCGACGCAATGCCGCTCTTAGAAGGCGCCAACAGCTTTTAACTAAGGCAGGCGCCACTGGAACGACAGCTCTCCCAACAAGTGGAGTTTTAGGTCCATCAGAAAAAATCGGTGTTCGCGAACAAGCAATCGAGCAACGATTCAGGATTGCTCGTCAAATTGACGCACTTGAAGCAAAGGGTGTAAATACTGCAAAATTGCGTGCCAGCCTTGGCAAGCTGACCACAGCAAACGCTCAACGTCAATTTGGCACTTTTAGACAGCTTTTAGCTCCGCTTTCACGTGCAGTGAAGCTCGAGCAAACCAAATTAAAACTACAAAAAGATCAAACTACTGAACTTAAAAAGCAGCAAGCAGGTGGGATCCGGCTGCGTCAAATTGCGGAGCGGTTTGGCCGTTTAAACCGGCGAATTAGTCGAATAGATCAACCTGCTGGACAGCTTGCGCTGCCTAGCTCAAGGATGCTGGGCGGAGACGCTCGAGGTCTTCAGCGTTTACAAGCAGTAGAGACCTCAGAGCAGCGTACTGCTCGATTTGCTGAGCGAACAGCAGCAGCAAAGAAACGTTCCGAAAAGAACGGCAAGGAAATCCTTAAGTCGTCGAAAGCCGAGGCACGAGTAGGTGAACGTAGGGCAAAAGCTGCTGAACGCGAAGCGGATGCAAAGCTTCGAACCAAGAGACGGCGTGGAAGACGAATTGCCGGTGACGTTGCGCTTGGCGCAGGCTTCCCGTTGTTATTTGGCGGTGGACCTGGAGCGGTCCTTGGTGGCGCATTAGGTGGTCTAACTGGTGGCGGTCTTGCTGCTCAGATCGGGTTCAGCGCACTTGGTCAACTTCTCGACAAGCTTGGCGCGAGTGCGATCAACCTTGGCAAAGCACTTAGCGATGTCAATCCTGACGTTGGACGCCTTGCTGAAGCAGCAGGTTTTGCTGGTACGGAAACTGCCATGCTGCTCGACAAGATCGAACAGTATGGAGACAAAGCACAAGCTGCTCAGTTGGCGGCAAAACTGCTTGCAACTCAAGTTGGAGAGCAAGGGGTCAAAGCACTTAAGGACTTTGGCGATAGTGCGGTCAAGTTGGGCAATGCACTGGGAGTCATTTTCAGCCAAGTGCTTGCAAACATTGCCAAGGTTGCCGGTCCGCTACTTAAAAAGCTGGCAGATTTTGCAGGCAGAGAGGCTGCAATTGGAGCGTTTAAGGCAGGAGAGGGTGGTACTGCGAAGGAGGTTTTAGCGCGAGACATTCTCCAGTCACGCAACTTGTTTAGCGGAGCTTCTCCATCAGCCACTCCTGCGGCGCGTGCTGAGCTTTCAGGTTTTGAACAAAGAGCAAGGAAGCTAGGTGTAGATGCCATTGGTCCACAAGAGCTGTCGAACTTTGCTCGTCAAACAGCTCTTGCAAAGCAAAGTGAACTTACGTTGCCAGTTATCGAGGAAATCAAGCTTGCTGCTGGAAACGTTGAAGATCCAAAAGGGAAAAGTGCTCGTCGTCGTTTGCAAGCAAGTGAGCGGCGCATTGCGCTTTTAGGCGTTGAAACTGAAAAGCAAAAGCAGATCACTGGCTTTAAAGATCGAATTGCTCAGCTTGAGCTTGATGGCGACAAGATGAGCATTGCCAGGCTGCAAGGAGAGCAGCGACTGCTTGATATTGCTGCTCAAAAGGAACGTGCGATCCTTCGTGTTTCACAAGAGTTGCCGCTCCAGCAACAGCTAGCTGAGCGGGCTGCGATTAACGAGAAGTTTGCTGCGCAGGAAGCTGAAGCACGTGCTCAAACGGAGCGTGAGCTGAACGTTTTACAACGTGAGCGCGATCAAGAGCACATGAATGCGTTGAAGCAGCACATTGAAATGCAGTATCAGCTGAATACTGCGATTCAACAGCAGCTTCAGCTGGCGGATTCGATTTCACAGGTCATGGGTCAGGGCATGACCCAAGCGTTTGACCTGTTGATTGTTGGAGCGGAAAACTGGAGTATGGCGCTTCGTGATATTGCGGCAAACGTGCTTCGTGATATTGCTCGCCAGCTGATCCAGATCTACGTGATCGAACAAGCGATTGGCTTCATGAAGGCACTCATGCAGCCGTTTGTATATGGGGAAACGCCATTAGGGGCCGGTGGAGGCAAGGTTGGCGGCAAAGGAACCTTTGGTCCTAACTATGGATTCCCAAGACGAGCGAATGGCGGTCCAGTTTCTTCTGGGATGCCCTACCTCGTTGGCGAACGTGGTCCTGAGCTGTTTATCCCTGGAGCGCAGGGCAATGTTGTTCCTAACAACGCAATGAGCGGTGCCAACATCGTCGTCAACGTTGACGCCAAAGGAACTCAAGCTCAAGGCAACCAACCAAACTCTGCTGCACTGGGACGTGCCATTGGCGCTGCGGTGCAGGCAGAATTGATTAAGCAGAAGCGTCCGGGAGGCTTACTTGCCTAATGGCTACCTTTCCGTCAATCACGCCAACCTACGGCGCACAAAAAAGCAGTCAGCCCACCATCCGCGCCACGCAGTTCGGTGATGGCTATCAGCAACGTGTCACTTTCGGACTTAATCAAAACCCGAAGCAGTGGTCACTGACCTGGAACGTATCCGAGACTGACGCGGACACGATCGAAGCGTTCCTTGACGCACGAGCTGCGGACGCTGCCAGCTTTGACTGGATCCCCATTGACGAAGACAACACCTACAAGTGGATTTGCCTGGAATGGAGCAAAACAATCCCGTATGTGAACCGCGCCACGATTACAGC